GATATTACCCACCGTTGTTCCCAGTGTTGGATTTGCAGTGTATGATCTCACTACCGCAGTTGCAGCAGCATTTGTTGAGTCGTTTGCGACATTGGTCAATGTTGTTGATGTTCCTGCTGAGTTTGCAGTTGACCTTTTAATTAAAAATACGTCTCTACTTGAGGCATTTGTTTGAGATCCTCCAATAACTATTTTTTGTATTTTTATGACCTTCGTTGCGCTACCTGTAATTGTAAAAACATCTGTTGGCGTTGTTGCCATGGTAACATTTCCAACTGCGGCAGAATACGTTGCTTGAGGCAATGCTTGAACTACTGGCAATGATAATGCGTAAGATTTTCTTCCTAGACTAAATGCTGTTCCGTTAACTTCATCTAAAGAAACCTGACTATTTCCTAGTGCTGTTGCAGATGGAATTGTGCCGTATGCAGTATTAATATTTAATGTAGTTGTAGCTACCGCTCCAGTATTTTGAAATGTTGTCTTAAAATAATTTCCATTAATTACAAACGATTTTGAATATGGAACGCCTGCTGCGATTGTTGTGGTTGTTGTTCTTGAAATTCTTGTCCCGCCTGCATCAATATATTCCGTAAAAGTTAATGTTCCTGGTTGATCGGACGTGACTAAAACAGAAGCCGATTGTTGATTTGTGACAATCTCAACAGTTCCTGTAAAAGTAGCACCTGCCGCAAGCTGTGCGGTCGATGAATTAACAGTTGAAAACACAAACGAAGTTGCCGCTTGTGAAATTTCTAAAGCCTTAAAACCGTTTCCGTCATCTATTGAACCAATTGGATTGCCTGCGCCGTCTTGAACCTTTGCCGACACTGTGGAGAGTGGAGTAAGTGTTGTGATCTGTGCAGCAGGCAGAACTACTGGAGTTGATGCAGCCGCTAATGCCTGCCCAAGCGCCGGAATCTTTGTATCGATGCTAGACAAAGATCCGTTTCCAGTTGCTTGATTTGCTGATGTTGCTGCGCCTGTTGGTAATGGTAGTGCAGCAGCTGAAACTGGCTGTGTAGCTTGAAAGAATGTTCCTGTGACTGCAACCGGATTTGTAATCGATGTTACTGCTCCAACAGTTGTAACCGCAGCCAATGTGCTTGCAGGTTTTAACAAACTGTTGATCGAAGTATTTATTGTTCCGAGGCTTGAGTCCTTTGCAACAGTTGAATCTAATGCAAGGGCTGATGTGTTTAAGTTGGTTCCTGCATTTGCCGTAATAGTTCCTGAAACTGGCATTGGATTACCAGAAGCCAAGTCACCATTATTTACGCCATCTGCTCCTAGAACTAATTTAACACGTTGATATTTAACTCCTGTTATGTCATCAGCGGCAACTATGTCGCCTGTTCCTGGTGTTATGTTTACATTATCAGCCATTTAAAACTCCTAAGCTAAAGAAACTCCTACGGTTAAATTTTCCGCAGTTCTATATTTTAATTGATAAGTATAACTTGTCGTTGCCTGAGTAAGCGAAAGTAAAAGTCCAAGCGAAGCTCCAGCAGGAATCAAAGTGTCTGCCCTAACCCATGTTTGCCCTGCAATAGGTCCAACCGGATCTGTGTTGTAATATTCAGTTAAGCTAGACGAACCACCACTAGCGCCACGAATGGTATCTCCCAGAGGGATCTCTGAAACCTTACCATTAATAAGTGCTAGTGCCTTTTGTTCAGCCATCTATTAAGCCAAAACCACAACGTCATTAATATCTGTGTTGATCTCTGTTGCTACAACCGCAGTCCCTAATAATTGCAGGAAAGCTGCGCCGCCTGCAAATGTTGGAGGTGTTGCGGTAACTCCACCGGCTGAATCAAGATAATAACGTGATCCAACAGTTAATCCTGCTAAAGCTGTGTTTGCGCCTTCAAAATAAACAGAACCATTTGATCCTGAAGTTACTGCGGTAATTAACCATCCGTGAGCTTCTTTTGTTAAATTTGTATTGTCTGCTAATCTGATTGATGGTGTTCCAGCATTGTCATAAATATTTACATATTTTCCAGCGCCGATGTTTTCAGTAGCCGGTAAAATTTTAATATCTGCGCCAATACCTACAGGCATCATTGACGAGTCAATGCGTCCCGATGAATCAAGCGCAACAACTTTACCAGAATCACCAGCTCCTGCTGATGTTACGTTTGCTTCTATTTGTGTGAATTTTCCGCCGACTAATTGAATTGGTTTTTGTGCCATAAAGTTCTCCTATAAAACTATTTGAGTTTTAATGTTAATAAATATTTCGCCTGAGCCTTGTCCATATCCTACCTCAACGCTATAACCAGTTGACGGAGAAGTTGTTGTCAGACTTCCATTTGAACTGAGAAATAGTGTTTGATTTGCAGAATAAGAAAAAGAAACATCCTTCAACTCTCCAAATGTTCTAACCCTTACTGGGTCTCCGATATTTGCAGAGTTCAAAGCTATTCCTATAGGTCTTTGATCTAAATTAGAAGATGCAACAAATGCTGAATCAATATCTTGATAAACCAGCTTGAGAGCGGAAATTGTTTCTCCAGCAGTAAGGCTGACAACAGAGCTATCTTTTGACTTGTTAACTAAGTCTAATTCTCCAGTTGTTGCGTTAAATTTGAAACCCATTATGAAATCTCGACTGTTAAAAGTTCGTCAAGAGTTGAGTCTGTATATGTTACGGTAACTGTTTTTAAAAGAGTTCCAGATATTCCACCGGACTTATATTGAAATGTCTCCACTGCTCCGGCTACTGATCTGACAACGGCGTTGGCTCCGGCTGGTGGAGCAAATGGACCTGAGCTTGAAGTAAGAGTTCCAAAGACTTCAACAGCAGTCATACCAGATCTTGAAGGACTCTCTACAAACTTATCTCGTTCTCTATCGTCTAGATTTGGAGAAAAAGCCATAGATTAACCCTTCGCTTTTTTAGGTTTAATTTTAGCAAGTAACTGTGAATCATCTGATACTTTATAGTAAAAAGCGTGGAACCTTCTACCATCGTGAACTATTGAATAAAACTTATTCTCTAGTTTCGTCTTTAAGTTTGTCTCCAACATTAAAGCAGTGAGACCTTCGACAGTCTCACTACTAAGAACGTGGGGGACGTTAAACATATCCCCCATTGACATTAAGTAGCCGATCCTAAACGAACGATACCTTTTCCTGATTGCATAACTTTGCAGCCGTACAATTGGTCTAAAGAGTAACGAGTTGCTAGGTTAGCTAAGTCTTTTTGGTTATCAAACATTGGCGCTAATTGAAAACCCAATACAGCGGCTTCAGCTTGATAGATCAAAGGACGGCCAGCTAGAACAACAGTTGATTTAAGAACTTTCATTCCAAACAACATGCCAAGTTCACCATTTTGAACAGGCTGAGTTGATCCGTATTTAGATACGTCGATAAAGTCAGTGATGTTCAATAAAACGGCATGCTCAGTTGGGTTAACAGCTAAGTAACGGCCTTCTGATGGATACTCTTGTAAGTCCAAAAGCTTCATACCTTCAACGATGTCAGCGCGTCCTAAAGAAGCACCAGCAAATGCAATGATATGATCAGGGCCAGCAGCAGAAACACCAGCGATCATTGCCGCATGGATGTCTACGTCTACTTGCTTAGCGTGAGCAGCAGCAGCGTTTAATAAGTTTGCAGATTCTAAGTTAATTGCAGATTGCTTGTTAGCTTTCTTCTCAATTAACCATTGAACAACTGCATGTTCATTTAACAAAAGTTTGTCTGTAGCATAAGTTAATGCAGCCGCATCAACTGGTGTTCCAGATACTTTTTTAGTTACTGCAAAGTTTGATAACTTTGGAAATTCGATTTCGTCGATTGCGTCTACTGCAAATTCAGATACGTTTCTGATAGATCCAGCTAGAACAGATTTAGCGATTAATTGTCTTTGAACGATATTAGCGACAATCGTTTGCTTCATTGCATCCGTTGCTGTGTCGCCTGTTAATACATCAGCCATTTTATACTCCTATGATTTTAAAGAAATTTGTTTATATTGTGAGATCAGTTCGGCGGTACTCATGTCCTTAAAAGACTTCTCCGGCACGCTAGCAGAATTAGGTTGAATATCTTTTGGTAGTTTAAAGTCCTTTTTAAACAGATACCCTTTTGCCTTAACCAGCTCTTGAGCTTTCGCTTCTAACTTAGACTCTTCAAACTTAAAGCCGTCAACAACTTCAAGATCGTCGAACTTAGTAAGTGCTATTGCTGCTTCTGCGTCAACGCAACCTAACTTATCTAGTACTCGTTGATATTGAGACTTAGTATTTGCCTCAACAACACCTTTTACTAGACTTACATTGTTGTTCTGTAGCTCAGCATTTTTAACCTTCATGGCCTCTAACGCTTCTTTTAGCTTACCTTCGGACTCTAGCTTTTCTTGTTCATACTGATCAAGTTTAGCTTTGTTCTCGGCAGCTTGAGCTTGAAACTTCTTCTTTTCATCCAGAACTTTCAAATATGTTTCGTGTGCTACTAGATCTTTCTTTCCTTCGTCGCCACTGGCAACTTTGGTGTCCCCACCGGGGATAACTTCAGTCATGATTCTCTCCTATTTTAGTTTTAATTTTCGCCTTACTTGATTGTAAAGACGAAGCTTTGTTCTTAATAATCTAGCTATTTTATTCTCTAGTACATTTAAGGTCTTGTCCGAGATAAAAAAGAATTTTCGTCCCCTCTGTTCAAGGTCATCTTTTATTTCATTATTATTTAACAAGTTCTCTAACTCTTGTCCTTTAACGCCCTTGTATGGAGTTCTTGGAGACTTAAGAAGTATTGAAACAACCCCAAGGGATTTATTAATTGTATAGTACATTGCATTTAACAATTGCCCGGACAATGAGAGGTTAGATACTCCGGGCCTTACAATTCTTGTGTCAAAAGCATTGCCTGAATTAATTAAAGATTTTCTTCTTTTGGTAGTGGCGGCTTCATTGCTTGGCTGCTTATAGTCCTCTAATCGGCCTCTAGTTTTAATCTTTATTTGATCAATAACTTGAGTTCCTACAAGGTCATAGGCTTCATCTGATTTTATAGTTTCTTGAATAACCTTTAAAAGATTATTCTTGGCTTCTCCAATACCAAAAATTTTAACACTAGCCTTTTTTGCCAAGTCCAGCTCCTAGGATTTTATCTATTAGATTTAAAACCGCTGTATCTGAAACAAGAGTAGGTTCTTTGTCTAAAGGCCTAAGCTCTTTAGCAATTGAGTTTAGCTCAGCATCAGTCCAACCAAAGAACTCACGCTTTGGAACCGTGTCACCAGTGTTGTGATTAAAGGCTTTAGCGTTCTCTGTTTCATCGCTACCAAATCCAACAACCATTTTATTAGCATCAGCTGATTCAATTTGAATTGATCCAAGCATGTCACCGGTTAAGGTCATATTAACAGCGTTAGACTTACCAGCAGCAGCGAAAGCAAGAGAGTCTTTGTACGCTTTAGAGTACTTAGGGAATATCTTACCGTTAACATCCCGTGATGATTCAGTTCTTTTATCCAAAACTTGTAAGGCTGATTCAAAGAAGACCTGTCTTACTTCTGGATTAGCAGCGGCTCCACCTAGAAGCTTTTTCAGGTCTATCTCTATATCAACATTAGTTTTGCTGAATTTGGGTTTCGCTATTGGCATTTACTACCTGTTCTTGTGGTTGACCTTCAGAAACAAGACTTGCAAGTCTTTCTACTCTACGCTTATCAATCTCATCTAATTGCTCTTGAGCTTCTTCTTCTGATACTCCGTTAATATCTGCTAGAAGCATAACTCTGTCTGAGATGCCAAGGTTAATTTTAGTCTGACCATTAGCTAGCTTCTCCGCTGGAGTCTCTACCATTGTTGGTTCTTTAAACTGAACAGACAATACAGAGCTAGTGATAGAAGGCGAAACATTGTACTTAGGATCGAGAGCTTCAGAGTTGCTTAATAGAGCCAAGTAAGAAGTCACGATAGAGTGTACTTGTTGCTCTACAGATTGATACAAAGAAAAGTCATTCTTAGTAGCTTTAAATTGGTCAATCATAGATAGAAGCTTTTCTAATGCTGAGCTAAAAGATTGGCCTCCGGACTTACTAGAGATAGATTTAATATCAATTCCACGAGTAGATAAGAAAGTATTAACTAACCCATCAATTGCTTCTAGAGATGCAGAGATATTAGGTGTAGGTGATTTAAAGTCAAAGCTCAAAGATGAGTCTGGGTTATCTGGGTTCTTAGGCATCATTAGCATTTTATTAGGGCCAATGATGACAGACTTAGGCATTAAGTTAACGTCCCCTGTAAACACTCCAACTGAGTATCCTTGAAGGCGTGATGTATACATTAAGTCAGACCAAGCACAGTTAAAGTCTACGGTGAAGTCTGTTAGGGCTTGCCCGATACGAACAAAGAACTCCATATCTTTAGTAGCAGCTACATCAATAAAAGAGTGCTTCTTAATCGGGTTATCAATAACATCATCTACTAATCTTCCCTTACCATCACAAGTAAAGACGTTGTCTTTAGTCCACATCTGATAGCGTTCTAAGCTAGCCTTGTAATCATCTTGATCTGCAATTCTTTGATTAACTCCGTCAGCTTGATTTCTGAGGTAAGCTTGTTTATCAAAGCTATTAATAATATAAGCATAAGCAATTTCTGGATCTTCTGAGTCAGGAATTACGTCGATGTTATGGGCCTGAATCACTCTCATCTTAAGACCTTTGTTCTTAGGTAAGATCTGAATGAATGATTGATTACGAAGTTTATAATATTTATTAGACTTAGAAAGTACGCTATCGAAGGCCATCTCTTCGTAAAGCTTTTCTAGAACAGACTCATCGTTATCAGAAATACTTGTGTAGTGTCTATCTGGGCAATCAGCATAAACGGTAGCTTCTTTTTCTACTACGGCCTTAGCAAGATTAAGGTTAGATACAATCGGCATCTGGTTAGCGGTCTCTACAGATAATTGCTTACAGAGCTTCTCGTAAACAAAGCCATAAGCATTATCGTTAAAGATCTCGAAGTCTGCTAGAGCTTTCTTCTTTCTCTGAACATTCTCCGCTGATTTAATTACATCTATGATTGCTTTACGTTCTGCTTGAATAGCTAAGTTTGGATTTGCCATTAAATATTTCCGCCTCTGATTAAATTGTTTGGATTATTATTTGATGTATGAACAACACGGTAGCCCAAAGCTGTAGTCACATGCTGATATTCTTTTGAATCATCTTCAATGTAG